ACCCCGCCAGCCGTAGAGCCGCTTTCGCGGACGGATGCCTATGTCCAGTGCTAGATCGACACGACGACGGCAGGTTCGCCGCCTGTAACGTCCAGCGATCATGATGCGTGGATAGACTCGGTTATTCCTGTCGTACGCATCGAGGCTGAAGGCGCAACTGCTCGCGCACTGATTACGCAGGAATGGGAGTTGTGGCTAGATCACTTCCCAGGCTAGCACTACCACGGCCACGGTATCACGCAGTTTGACTATCTGACCTACTGCTACCCAGAGAACCATCGGCATCGCTACGCAGTCCGCATGCCGCTGCCGCCGCTTCAGACGGTTGAGTCGGTCGTTTACGTTGACGAGAACGGCGACACGCAGACACTGGATCCATCGCAGTACGTCGTGGACAACAGCGAGGAACCCGCGCGCATCGTTCCGGCCTTCGGTGCGTGTTGGCCGCGAGTGCAGCCGCAGCCTGGCGCCGTGAAGGTCGCCTTTACGGCAGGATATGGCGATGCAGCGGACAACGTGCCGAAAGATTTGAAGCACTGGATGCTGCTGCACCTGACGCACTGGTTCCGCAACCGCGAGGCTTCATGGCAGGTTACGAGTACATCTGTTGTCACGTCCGTCCCGTATGTGGAGGACTTGATTAACCGCTATACGGTCTATGGTGACATTCAGTGATTGTTGACCATGATGATATTGCGTTACGCGCCGGTAGGCTGACGCACAAGGTCACGATCTAGCGGCCCGTCGAGACGCAATCTGACACTGGTTCGCCGGTCACGGTCTGGACCGACTTTGCAAGGGTGTGGGCCGATTTGTCGCCGCTGTCGGGAAAAGAATACATCCGCGCGCAGCAAATGCAGTCTGGAATCCAGGTCCGCGCGACCATCCGAAAACTTGAGGGAATCGACGCAACAATGCGACTCGTGTTCTAGGGATTGAACTACAACATTCAGGCTATCTTGGCCGATCCGCGTTACGCACGCCATCTGACCCTTATGTTGGAGGTTGGCGTTAATGCCGGATAATCGCGCTGCACTCAACTCCGGTGAACGTCAGGTTTCGCCGACGCTCAAGGGCATTCGCGCCGACCATACCGCCCGCTACTTTTGGGCTGGCGATATTATCCCGAATGGCTCGCGCGTGATCGACCTCGCCTGCGGCATTGGCTACGGTACATACATCATGGCCGAGGCGGGGCATCAAGTGACGGGTGGCGATATCAGCGCCGAGTCCATCGCATACGCTGGACGCCATTATGCGCACCCGCGCGCCGAGTTCCGCACGATGGACGCCGAAAAGGTCGGCAAGCTGCCCGAGTATGACGTTGCGGTCACGTTCGAGACCATCGAGCATGTAGAGGATCCGCGCCCGCTGCTGAAGGCACTGCTCTGCGCTCCGAAACTGCTCGCGAGCGTGCCGAATGAAAAATACTTCCCGTTCGCGGGCCACAAGTTCCATTTTCGCCATTACACATAGCCTGAGTTCTAGGCGCTGCTGACAGAATGCGGCTGGCGCGTGACCGGCTGGTATGGGCAGCTCGGGCCTGAGTCCGAGGTTGGGCCGAACGTACAGGGCCGCACTTTGCTTGCGGTGTGTGAGCGCGCATGAGAATCGACATTGTTGCGCGCCCCGACATGGCGCATTAGGTCGAAAACGCCAACGCGCTGCGCTGCGGACTGAACCGTCACGGCATCGGCGGTGAAATCATCGCTTGGCCTACCAAAAGCACGTCAGAGCTAGTCGCGTGCTGGGGCTGGGCCATCGGCGCGCAGCTTTCTGACATGGGCCGCGACGTTCTTGTGATGGAACGTGGCTACATCGGCGACCGGACACACTGGACTTCGCTGGGATGGAATGGTCTGAACGGTCGGGCGCGGGTTCCGCTTGCGCCTGCTGATGGCGGAGCGCGGTTTGAGCGCAATTACTCGCGATTGATGCACCCATACAACCCGGCAGGCCATTACGCGCTGATTATCGGGCAGGTTCCGGGCGATGCCAGCCTATAGGGGCTTGATCTGGCCCCGTGGTACGCGCACGAGGCGCGCGAGGCTGCAAAGCAATGGCTGATGCCTGTCCGCTTCCGCCCGCATCCTGTGGCCTTAGAGCAGGGCTACAACCAATCCGTGCCGGGAGCTGAGACGATGATCGGCCCGCTTGCGAAGGCGCTTGCTGGCGCAGCTGTCGTGATTACATGGAACAGCAACACCGCAGTTGATGCAATCCTGGCCGGAAAGAATACGACGGCGGCTGACAAGGGTTCGATGGCATGGGAAGTTTCCGACCGAGAGGCTTGGGCGCATGCCCTCGCTTGGAGGCAATTCTCGCAAGACGAGCTAACCAGCGGTTTCGCATGGGAGCATCTGAGAAAGGCGATCCCGTGACAACGTTTGTAGTGGTGGCCTCGGGTCCGTCGCTGACCCGTGAGGATGTTGAATACTGCCGGGACAAGGCGAAGGTCATTGTAGTCAATGACTGCTACCGGCTCGCGCCTTGGGCGGATATTTGCTACGCAAGCGACTATGACTGGTATCGCCTTCACATAAACGCAATCCGCAATTCGTTTTTCGGTCGGTGCGTCACGGTAGATGTAGATGCTGCTGCGCAGTTCGGAGTCGAGTGGATTTAGGGTTAGGACGGCAGGGGGCTTTCGCGGGATAGGAGCGTTTTGCACACAGGCCGCAACTCAACGCATGCCGCTGTCAATTACGCATATCACCTAGGCGCCAAGAAAATAATCTTGCTTGGCGTGGACATGGGCGCTACTGGAACCGGCCACTGGTTCGGCGATCATCCGAAAGAGCTAAACAGCCTGCACGACTACCCGATGTTTATGGATTTCTTCGCGTCACTCGCGGAGGACTTGCTAATCGAAGGCGTTGACGTAGTGAACTGCACCCGCAAGACGGCGCTTAGGTGCTTCCGTCAGGGCGTGCTAAAGGACGAACTGTAATGGCGGTTGGAAATAACATCTACGGGATCCTTTCGACCAATGCAGGCGTGGCTGCGATCTGCGGAACGCGCATCTATCCCGGCACCATTCCGCAGGATGTTGTGACCCTTCCGGTAGTCGTCTACAACGTCATCACCGGCGCGCCCGACAACGTTCTAGACGCGCCGGCTGTCGCGGACCACGAGCTTGTATAGATAGACGCATGGGCGCTCACGTATGACGCGGCGTCAAGCCTGCGCGAGGCGATCCGTGCAGCATTCGAGGACTAGAGCGTCCTAATTACAAGGAACATCGGCGCGAAGGTTGCGCACTTCTACCCGGACGCATACGAAGCGGACACGAAACGGTTTAGCCGATCAATTGGCCTGTCAGTCTGGACGGGCCGCTGAATTTCAGCGGAGCGCTCTGCTGGAAAAATGGTAGCAATCTCGCTGCCCTTACCCATCGATGGAGTAATAAGAAATGACCACGCAATTCTAGTCCACTGGCGGCACCACTGTTTACGTGATGGACCCGACCGTTTCCCCGCATGTCGTGCTCGCGATTCCGGCGCTAAAAGGCTTTACCGGCGTCGGCGGCGGCAAGCGCAAGAAAATCGATATCAGCAACATGGACTCGGCTGGCTACAACGAAATCACTGGCGGTCGCGCCGATCCCCCGGAAGCCTCGGGTGAAATCGTGCTGAAAAAGACCCTTGCCGGTCATCAGGCGCTCAAGAAGCTGTTTGAGGCGCAGGCCGCAGGCTCGATTGGCAACCTCGAAGTGTTCGTTGGTGACGGCGACGCGACGAATGCGCCGACCATCGTTGCGGGCCATCTTGTGGCCCCATAGACCGCCTCGCCGAAGCATTGGGCGCGCTCGGGTACGGTTGGCAGCGGCTACATCTCCACGCTTAGCCCGAAGAAGGTTGACGATGACGTTGACCGCGCTGACTTCGCGTTCCAGTTCTCTGGCGGCGCGTCGTGGGTTGTGAAGGGCGACGTGATTTCCAAGACGTACTGATTTAACGAACGGCTTTAACGGCTTGGGGTTCAGCGTCGCGGCGTGTCTGCCGTGCGCCATTTGTAGCGGCGCTGCGCCCCATTTACTTACGAGGAAATAAGAAAATGAGCAACAAAGTATCTGTCAAAGACCTGTTTTCCAACGCGAAGCCGAAGCTGCATCCCGAGGAAATCGAGTGGGAAGGCAATTCGGCAACCGTGAACTTCCAGCGCCTGACGATGGAAGAAAGCGCAGACCTCGCGAACTAGTTCATGAATGCGGACGGCTCGGCACTCGATAAAGCGCGCATCAAGGATTATCAGGCCGCGGTCATCGCTGCCGTTGTCCGCGATGAGTTGGGAGCAAAGTTTCTTACCGCTGATGAAGTCAAGGGCTGGGATGGTGCGTTCTTCATGGCTGTCAACAAGGCTGCGGAGAAGCAGAACCCGCAGACTGAGCAGACTTTGGAGGCAGTCGCAAAAAACTCCTAAGCGACCCTGAGCGGCGAGCAATCGTCTAGCTTGCGGTCGAGTGGCACATACCGCCCAGCGAACTGGCTGCGCGGATGACGCGCTACGATTACTTCCAGCTAATGGCTAACGCGCAACTGTCCGATCCCAAGAGTAGGCTTAACGAGAAGTGGAAGGACGAGGAAGCACTAGCCATAGCGAAGATGCTGTAAACCCCGTGCAATGCGGGGTTTTCTTTCGGGGGATGGCATGACTGTTTCGAGGATCACGGGGGTAGAGTCGCTTCGCGCGGCGCTCCTGGCGTTCCCCAAGGAGCTGGCGTCAAAGGCGCTCGATTAGGCTTTACTCGCCGCAGCCGGGCCAATCCGAGACGAAGCGGAAGCGCTGGCTCCAAGAGGCCCGACACTCAAGCTATCCGCCAGCATCACAATCGCTAGGGACCGCAAGCCGTATATTGCGGGCATGGATTCGCGCGTCGTTATTTTCGTGAAGTGGAAAGGGAAGGAAGGAGTGGATTACTGGCGCTTTCCTGAGTTCGGCACGTCAAAGATGGCGCCCGAGCCTTTCATGCGTCCTGCGTTTGCAGCAATGCAGCAGCAGGCGCTTACGATCATCTTCCAAAAACTCTCCGATGCCGTTCCGCGCATCGCCAGATCACTGAGTAAATAAGCATGTCAAGCAGCGGCGCCCTAGGCTCACTTGTAATCGAACTTGGTGCAAGTCTTGCGACCTTGCAGAACGACTTCGCCCGCGCGTAGTCGATCACCGATCGTGCCATCAACGATATCAACGTCACGATCAACAAGATTGGCAGCGGCGCGAACTTCAATGGTGTATCTACTCAGATACAGGGGCTAACTAACGATTTCAATACGCTGAAAGGCGTCATTGCAACCGTTGCTGGAGTGGGGCTTGGCGTTGGTAGCCTCAATCAGATTCAGGAAATGGCGGACGCCTATCAGGGCGTTACCAACCGCATCATCACAACCGTTAGCAGCACGGAATAGCTCGCGGCAGTTCAACAGCAGCTATTCACAGTCGCGCAGGCTACGGGCGCCTCGCTAGATGACACCGCTAAGACCTACCAGCGTCTCGAATAGGTCATTGAAGGCACCGGCGCATCGCAGATCGCGGCGCAGACTCAAGCCGTTGCGCTGACGAAGGTTCTTAACGAAGAAATCGTTGTGTCGGGTTCCAGCGCAGCGGAAGCCTCGCGCGCCATCATGGATCTTGTGCACGGTCTTGCGGGCGGCGAACTTCAGACGCGCCAGCTAAACCAGATCATGCGGCAAATGCCCGACCTCGCCAAGCAGATCGCGGCGGGGCTTAATGTCTCGGTGCAAGAACTTGAGCACATGGCGAAGAAGGGCATTGATGCCGCTTCCGTGCTTAATGCTCTGCAATCTCAGGCAGGGAAAATTGACGAGCGCTTTCAATAGCTGCCGCTAACGTTCGCGCGTTCCTGGCAGATGCTTAGCAATGCCGTCGAGCAGTACATCGGCAAGGCTTCTCAGGCCAGCGCGCTATCTGACGCGATCAAGGCAGGCATTCAGGGGCTTGCGAACAATATCGGGGCAGTTGCAGCCGCCGCAGAGCTTGCTGGGGCGGCAATGGCGATCTGGCTGGGCGGGAAAGCGCTCAGCTCAGTTGGGGCGATGGCCTCTTCGCTGTATGACGCCGCGCTTGCTCAGGGCGCATATAAGACTGCGACCATTGTTAGCACGGAAGCCGACCTAGCCAACGCTGCGGCAATGGCCGCCTCCGTTACTGCATCGCGCGAGAAGGTCGTGGCACTAGAAACGATCAAGCTTGCCGAGCTTGACGAAGCGCAGGCCGCGCGAGCCTCTCTGGCTGCAAGCATCGCGCAGATGGAAGCTTATGCGGCGTCCGCTCCCGTGGGCATTCGCTACGTTGGCACGATTGAGGCCATCGAGGCAGCTAAGCTCAAGATGGTACTCGCCGATAAGGCAGTGCTTGACGCTGAGAATGCGCTTACTGGCGTAGAGGCGCGTGTCACTATTGCCACCGAGGCCGAGGCCGCAGCAACGGCCCAGCTTGCCACGGCAAAGGTTGCACTTGCGGGCGCTCAAGCCGAGGCCACGGGAGCGGTAGCTTTGTTCTCGCGCGCTGGCGCTGGCGTCTTTGCCATGCTTGGCGGCTGGACTACGGTTATCGTTGGCGTGGTTGCTGGCCTTGCCTATCTTGCCACTCGCACGACTGAGGTTGACGATGCTATTGCGTCGCTGGACAAGCAGACCGCAGAGCTAAATGCGCACATCCCTTCGTTGACGCAGGCATTCCTGCAACTCGCGGCGGGTGAGGCCGTTCACAAGCAATCCTTGATGGAAGTAACACAGGCCCACTTGGCCGAGGCCGAAGCGGCCATGAAAGCCGCCGAGACTGCTAAGGGCAGCTCTGCGGACTACGCGCAGGCGGCTGATGCGGTTCAATATTATACGAAGCAGCTGGCCGACCTTCAGGATGCAGCGGCGGGGCTTTCGCTCGCGCATCTGCGCCAAGAGGTTGTCAGTGTTATTTCCGTATTCTAGGGCGCGCTCTAGGCTGCTCAGAACTGGCGCCAGGGACTTGCAACAATCGTCGGCGCAAATGCCGCTGATTTGGAGAAGGAAGCCGCGCAGCTTCAGAAGCACGCCGATTCCATCGGCAAAACGAAAGTCCAGATTGAGCAGGCCGCACTTGCTCAGGACACCCTGAAGGATGCGCTGAAAGCGGGCATTGCCGTACTTGATCAGAATGGCGCAGCAGTCGTCAAAAACGCCAGCGCCTACAAAGACCTCGTGCAGGCGGAGAAAGACAAATACGCGGCTGTGATGAAGGCTGCGGCGGCTGATGACGCGGCAACTGCGGCCTAGAAGGCCAAAACTGCGGCCATGTCCGAGGCGCGCAAGGAACTGACCGCACAGCAGGAAGCCTATAAGAACTATCTCGCCGACCTGAATAAAGTTTCTGAACTGGAAGAGCAGCTTTCTACGGCCCTTGGCGGCCCGTACGTATAGGCGCTCAAGACGTATCAGAAAGGCATTGATGAGATTTCCAAAACGTGGTCAGACGCCGTAAAGGCTGGAACCGCGAATGAGGATCTGTGGAATCGCCTCACCAACGTTGGCGCGCAGCTTGAGAATCGCCTTGATCTGATGAATGCGAGCATTCGCGCGCAGCATGATCTGTTCTTGCAGAACGCGTAGGAAATGGAGATTCTTAACTCGCTATGGGGCGTTGCCCCTCAGTATGTTGAAGCTACTCGCGCGGCTGCGGAAGCGTACAACAACGCAATCCGCACAATGACGGATCTGCACGGCAAGGCATATACCAGTCTTGAGGATTTGAAGAAGGAGCTGGCGACACAGGTTCCAGAATATCAGGCTCAGAAATAGGCGATAAACGATGTTTCTGAGGAGTAGAAGAAAGCCATTGCAGTCCAGCAGCAATGGGTGAGCATTGCTTCATCGGGCTTCGATTCTGTCGGCAACAGCATTGCATAGTTTGCAACGGGCGGAATCAAAACATGGCACGACTTCGGACAGTCGCTGATCGGTGACGCCAAGCAGTTCATTGCCGCGATCATCGAGGAGTTCCTGAAGCTCGCCGTATTCAACGGCATCATCAACAGTCTGTTCGGTCTTACCGGATCATCCGCGCTCGCAACGCTTGATAGTCTTGCGGGCGGCGCCAGTGGCGGCGCTGCTGGCGGAGGTGGCTTGAGCAGCATAGTTAGCGGAGGTGGCTTGCTCTCCAAGCTATTCGGCGGCGGGGGCGGCAGCGCATTCGCAGGAAGCTCCGCATCGGGAAGCGTGTCGGGTGGGTCAAGTGCATTCGCAGGCTCTACCGCAAGCGCAGGATATGGCGGCTTCGGCAGTTCGTTTGGCTACGGTAGCGGGCTGAGTTCGGCGCTGGGTGCTGCGGGCGCTCTCTTCGCTGGCTATAACGAGTTCAAGGCAGCCGGGGGCGGCATAGGCGGCGTTGCTGGCGGCGCGGCGTATGGCATTGGTACGTTTGCGCTGGGCGGCGCTATCAGCGCTGGCGTGAGCGCTGCGGCGGCTGGCGGCATATCTGCCGGACTCACGGCAGGCTTCGCGGCAATTCCGGTCGTAGGCTGGATTGCTCTCGCGGCAATGGCCGTGAATATCATTTCTGGCGGTAAGCTATTCGGCACTGCGGCCAAGCCCTATGGTGCGGAAGAAAACCTGTCGATTGGCGCATCGGGCGCTTCGATCAGCGCGGCGATTGATGAGAAGGGGCAGAAGGCATTCTTCGGCGGCACCTATTACAAGAAGGTCAGCACGCCCGTAGATCAAGCGACGCAGGATAGCGTAGCGGCCTTCTATGATGCGTTGTCCAAGGCGGCTGTCCAAGAAGCTGCGGCGTTCGGCTAGACCACGGCTACGATTGTCACCGGCTCGTTTCACGAGACCTTCGACAAGGCCGGGAAGATGCTGACTCAAACATCTACCGTGCTGGGCAAGACTTTCACCGAGTCAATTCAGGACTTCCAGACGCGCATTGAGGCCGACACGCTGCTTGCCAATATGGGCGCGGCATCCGCTGAAGCGCAGCAGATCGCGGAGAAGTGGCAGGCGACGGCTACCGACCTTCTCGCGGGCGCGCAGTTCCTCGCGCAGGCAGAGTCGGATATCACGCAGGGCCACGCTTTGGCCGCTGGCGACAGCCTGACGCAACTCGTTAACGTTGTGACGAGCTTGCAGCAGTCGGGCGAGTCCTTGATTTAGACGTATGCGCGCCTGAGCGCCGAGGAAACCGACCTCAGCAACTCGCTTGCTTTGCTGGGGCTGAATACCGGCAAGACGGGCGAGGACTTCCTGAAGTTCGCGGACACACTCGCGACTGCTGCTGGCGGGCTGTAGAACCTGGATTCACTGTGGAGCAACTACTACAGCGAGTTCTACAGCCAGCAGGAAAAGCAGGCCAATACACTAAAGGCGCTTCAGAACAGCGTGACAGGATCCTTTGCCGCTATCGGAGAGGACACGGGCGTTTCTATGGCGCAATTCCGCAAGGATTTCGAGGCGGCAATGCCGACCTTGACGCCGCAGCAGGTCATCCAGTGGCTTGTTGCCGGTGACGCACTTGCGAAGCTTGATGCCGCGCTCGATCAAACCGCGACGACCACGACGGCAGCTACGCAGGCAGCCACGCAGCAATACAACGACTTCATTGACTCGTTCACGGCGACCCTTAACCCGCTCGATGCGTTCCAGAAGTCGATTGTTGACCTCGGCACGACGTTGCAGCAGAACATCGACAAGGCGAACCAGCTTGCGCAGGCTGCGGGCATGTCTGGCGCGTCGATTGATGACCTGACTTCAATCCTTCAAGCCTCGGCGGTAGCTGGCGCTCAGGCGCTCGCGCAGGAGGAAGCCGCAGCACAGCAGCTCGTCGCGAAGCTGTTCGGCACGTCGATTGATCAGCTCAACACCTAGCTCAAGGCAGCGCAGGATAAGTACGCGACGGATCATGCCAATTCGACGCTTGATTACATGTTCGGCGCGCAAGATCAGCAGAACATCGACGCGATCCAGAAGCAGATTGACGCTGCGAATGCTCAGGCGCAGGCCGCGCAGAATCTTCAAGACGGCACGGCGCTGCTTAAGGACTTGGGTGACATTGGCGCGGTATCTGGCGAATCGTTGCAGAGCTTCTCTGACCGCATGGGCATCCCGCTAGACAAGCTGGCCGGGTATCTCAATACCGATCAGGCGGGCCTTGAAAAGCTCTACATGCAGTATGAGTCGGCGGCACTATCGCAGCTTGAAATTGCGGGTAACACCAAGTACACGAACGAACTGCTGGCCGATATCCTCGCGGCCTATCAGAACAAGCCGCTGCCATACACGGGCAATGATCCGTCCATTCTGTCAATCACGACTAAGCGCGGCGAGCCTGGGCAGGTCAACTCGCTTTCCGCGCCAGCCGATCAGCCGCTAACACAGTCACAGGGTATGGCAATCATTGCGCACCTGGACCGGATTTCTCGGCACACCGGAGATACATCAGGCAATACGGGTGCGCTCGTGCGCAAATCCGGTGAAATACTCCCGTTCAACCGTGGCCGGATGATCCCAGCATGACCCGCACCATAATGCTGGCCTATCTCGGCTTCGGGCTAACGATCCTGCATGTACCACAGGACGTTAGCCTGGGGGTCGCGTATTCGTTCACCTTCGACCATTTCGGAGGCGTGGCCCCATATCGCATGTCTCTATAGGGGAGCCTGCCAACCGGCCTGACGTTTACAGACAATGGTGACGGCACAGGAACGATTGCAGGCACAACGTCAGCTCCGGGCGCATATCCATTGACCGTATCGCTATAGGACGGCAATCGCTCGCGCGTGGCTGGTGATTACACTCTTAACGTTGTTGC